GACCATCACTCAGCTCATACAACTCAAGGAATGAATCCAGGATGTCAGGACGGTTTTCCTGCAACCACATCCAGTTCTCGGTAAACATCTCACTATCAGTTTGAATCTGACGGAGTGCTACAGGGTAAGATTCCTTAATATCGTTAGCGATCTGTTCAGGAGATTTAAACAGGTTCTTAGCACGCTCACCAAGAGCAGCAAGACCTTTCTTTTGAGTAGTAAAATAACGGGTAGAACCGACCAGCTGTTGTAGGAAATTGATCTTATCTAGAATTTGTTCTTGAGCGTTCTCAATAGAAATAGAACCACGATTCAAACGCATACCTTCTGCAAGGTCAGCAATCTGACCAGCCATAGACGTTGCAGTATAAGCTTGTGCTTTAGCAACATCCATACTGGTGTAATTTTTAACCAAAGAGTTAATGCTACTCAAAGCATCCACATAACTGTCTTGATTAAGAACCTCACCACCAAATTCATTAACTGATGGATTCAAAACCCGACGCATATCTTCAATGCTAGCAGACGGGTCAAACAACTCTAGAACAAGGTTATCACCAGCAGCTGCTACTTCATCTGCAGATACAGCAAAATCTTCAGCAACCATACCGACACGATCGGCTTCTTTAAGTTGTTGTGTCAGACCAATAGTAATCTCTTCTACACCACCAGGAGTTTCTGTACCATACTTAAGTGCGGGTCCGCTGATGAAGTTACCAAGACGACCATAAACAGTACCTTTATTGGTTTGAATACGCGCTGCATCAATGCTAGCACCAACAATACCAAAGTCATCAACCGTGCGCATTCCTGTCTCACGGAACTCATACAGGTCATGGACACCCTTAAGAGGGATGTTAGGGTCAGTTGCTTTGCTTTGATTGTAATAACCAAGCTCATCCAAAGCTTCGTCTTGCTTAGCCTGATATTGAAGCAAAGCTTCTTCAGGCACCTCACTGACAGGTTTAGGTTTGTTAGCAGCTAGATACTTAACAGCTTGATCTGACTCACCGACAATGACAGGAGGTTTGCGGAAAACATCTTTTACTTCAGATACAGCATTACTAAATTTACCAGCAAATCCAACCAAAGGAATCATAAATCCAAGGGCTAGATCTTCGTTAATACTTTTCTGTCGTTTGATGTCAGGACTATCGCCGTCAAGCGTAGCCCAGCTATCTGGGATAAAATCGTATTGAGGTGGCAATGCTTTTTTCACCATACCAGCAAGGTTATCACCTTCCTCGTATTCAGAACTAACAGCACCAACCGCAACGGATGCACCAGCTTCAACACCACGTGCGCCGACAAACTTCATAAAGGCTGTGTTACCCAATGGGTTACCAACCCTTGCTTGTGCAGCTTTACCTGCCTGCATACCAGCACCTTGCAAAAGCACGGTGGGCATTACAACGGAAGAAATTGTACGAGTAGCTTGTGCTACCCCATCTTCATACTTTGTAGCTTTAGGGATCTTAGGGATTTCTAAGCCCCGCATGATGACACTAAGTCCTTGGTTCAAGGCATCTACACCAAAGTCGATAAGACCTTGACCTGGTGCACTCATGCGTTCTTGTACTTGCTGACCGGTTTCTCCAAGAGGTTGGCCAAAATAGCTCAACCCCTGGAAAAGTCCCGGCTTAGATTCTTCTTGCTCGCCCGTAGGCTGAGACTCAGTTTCAACTGGTTCGGGTTGCACTGCCGTAGCAGCTTGTGCGGCTTCTTGCTCAAGCATCGTAGGCTCCTCTTGAGGGGCTTCCAATCTCTGCTGGATCTCTTCGATCTGTTCATTAGAGAGTTGGGTTTGACGCTCTTGCTCATCCAACACAAAATCCTCACCTAAGTTAGAGTATTCTGAGGGATCGTTCATTGTTAATTAATTAAAAACCAAATCGTTGAATTGCTACCGGTCTATGTTCTTTATACATTCTAGCAGCGCCACTACGTGCTGAGGTGCCGAACGAATCTTTAGCATCCCGGTTTGCTCCAGGATTACCAGCAATCACTGTAGTGTACAAATCTTCTAAAGTAGCACCTTGAGTGCTCATACCTGCCCTAGCAAATCTATCTTTAAAGAAATTTACTACAGGTCCAAGTAGCTGTTCTTCAAACGACATACCAGGTACTACTCCATAAGTTTGTCGTTCAGGGATTCCAAATTGGATGAGACCTTGATAATTACCACCTTCTCCTCCAACTACACCTGGATCATATGTACCGCCAGTTTCAAAACCAATGATAGTTGCCAAATCAATAGGATCAACACCAAGTTCAGCGGCGGCTGTTTCTAGTGCCTGACGTTGGCTAGTAAAATCACCACCCATGCTAGCACGTCTTGGCAAGTTACCGGTAAGCATTCTAGCGCCACGGTTTACTTGAGCAGGAATATCTGACAAGAACAGCTTACGCATTGCAGCTGGTGCATTGTCAACCAAGTCAGTAAAAGGAGATGGTGTGAGTAGTGGTTTGTTTTCACCAGATGTTGCATTGTTAGCAGCACGTTGGGCGTTGTAAACCTCGCTTGGTTTAAGACCAAACTTATCCGCAACACGAAGTACACCAGGCGGATACTGCATAACACCAACCAGAGAAGACTGATAGGCTGCATCCATCTCATCTTGAGTAGCTAGTGTATATGGTTGTTCGGCAACCGCTGCACCATTGCTAATCAGCTTTTTATCAATATAGGTGTTACGTTCTTGTACTTCTCTATCAGAAGATTGAATGTTAGGAAAGTATACACGGTTGTTTAAGAAACCGCGGTCAATGAAAAAGGGGCTAGATTTATCCCCAGCATTACCAGCATCAACCAATTGTTGAACGTTAGCAAGCGCTTGAAGTGGATCATTAGTAAGATTGAGTTGTTTAAGGTATTCATTTTCTAGACGAGCCTGTACTAGAAATGTTACAGAACTGCCCTGCTCTTCATTAGGATCAATTTTAGTCAGCTTGCGAGCAGTTGCTCTCAAACCTTTTTTGATACCCAATGTTTCAGGACCATACCGATTCAGCTGCTGCTGATCATAAGCTTCTCTAGCTGTCTTTTGTAGTGTTGGGTCTTGAATGCTATTTACAAAAGGAAGATCAAGAATACCAAACCGTTGTCTTTGCTCAAACGCAGCTTGAACTTCTGCTTTGTTCTTTGCAAACGCTGCAGTTTCAATATTTTTAATTGATTGAGGAACAGACATACCTTTGTCAAGGTAACGTTTCCGAACAAGTAGAGACGCTTGAGTAGGATTTTGATTATATGCCTCCTGAATAGAAGGTAGGCTGGATCTGACCCATGCCTTATCTTGCTCTTCTACCAACTGACGTTCGGTACGAAGATTGGTTGCAATAGCTTTGTTACGAGCTGCAAGACCATCTTCCCAACGGTTTGACCAGTTTTCGTACCAAACCTTACCATCAATCTTGACTTTTTTAATCTGTTCTAGATCTGTATTAGGGTTTGCAACTTGATCTTGCAAACTATCATGTGCTGATTTTAGACCAAAGGCAGACCTGATGTACTGGTAGCCAGCAGTAAAACCTTCAAAATTATTGGTACGGAATGCTGCATTAGCTAGTTGACGAACTTCCTCTTCTTTATCTTCTAAGTTTCTTTTACGAGTCTGCTCGTCAATTGCACCATTATACTTACGGATAGCCTCCAAACCTTTGCGCACTTGAAGAGGTTCTGTAATATTCAAGAATTTTAAAACATCACTTTCGGTTTGTTCTTGAAGATCCCTCATCAAACTTACATCCCGTGAAGCTTGCAGTCCAGTAAATTCTGCACCACCAGCAGAGACGTATGTATCCTCAGAGTTTGTTAGACGTGATTGTAATGTATCAGCATACAACTGCTGAGACAATTCATTAAGAGCAGCTTGAGCAGCATAACCAGACATACCTGGGATACCTGCCAAGTTTTTGATAGTTTCAAGGCGGTCCTCACCAGACTCTACAGCGTTAGCTGCAATCTCACCCATCATAGCAATGGAACCATCGATACGTGCATTCTCAGCACGGATGTATTCCTCTAACCTTTCAGGGTCAACATTTTGTACTGACAACCTGCCAATCTCAGTCTGATCTTCGATCATCTGTTTTGTACGTTCAGCAGCGTTTTGAGCTAAAGTAGTGCTGAATCCAGAAAGGCTTTCAAGGATCGATTCGGTAGCTGCTAAATCTGTGTCCGCTTGTTGCTGTTCAGCCTGAATATTAGCAAGAACTTGCTTTGATTGATTTTGAAGGTTTTGTTGTTGAATTTGGAAGTTTTCTCTAGCAACACGATCTGCATAAGCAGCATCTGATTCCATAGCTTGGGCTTGGATATCCCGTTGTCTAGCTTCCGCTCTGCGGTTTTCTTTTAAGCCTTGGATAATCCGGTTGCTTTCTTCACGCATCCGGGAGATACCCTCTGTGCTCAATTTGTTTGGACTAAAACCCCTGCTTTGAGCAGAGGGTCTGTATTGGATACGTGCCATAGATTAATTATTAAAAGTAGTTAGTGCTAGTACCAATTATTTTCCGATGCCAAATTTTGTATAGTCAACCGAAGCTAGGGTAGAGGCTCCAGAAGCTACACCAGATACAAGAGGTGCCCATACATTTTGTTGTTGAGCTGGCGGGACATAACCAGGAACAGCTTTTTGAGGTTCAACAAAGATACGTTCAGGAGGAAGTTTAGGACGTGGATTATAGGACAAACGTTCAGGAAACAGCATCATACCTGCTTTAGTATTGAGGTCTGCAACACTACGATCTAGCTGTATCTGTTCAATATTACGTTTAGTTTGTCCAATAGTGCTCTTCATATTTTCCTGCATTACATCAAGGTTAAACTGAGTTTCCTTCTTAGCAGCTTTCATTGTCTCATCAATAGCTTGAAGATTAAATTTAGTGTCTCTTTTAAGACGTTTGAAATCAAACTTAGCTGAACTTTCAAGTTGCTTAAGATTAAGACCAACACCAGTTTCTTCCAAGTTAAGGCTAGTATTAAGTTCTGCTAATTGAAGTGCAGCTTTTTTAGCACTGCCAGAAAGCTCAGCTTCAAGACCCATCAAACCACGTTGCATCAAAGCTAGGTTAGATTGCTGAGTTTTTTTCGTAGACACACCTGCTTGCCCAGCAGCTTGGGTTGCGCCTCGCTGGACTAAACCTTCTACCAATTTAGTTTCTTTGGCAATATTATTTTGAGCCATCAAACTGTTCAAGGTATTGGCAACACCTACGCGACCAAACTCTCTTCGGTTTTGAATACCAGATAGAACGTTAAGCTGTTCAGCTGTGCCAAATTTTAATCCTTTAACTATTTCAGCTGTGCCTATTTTTAAGTTACTAAATTCTTTAGATCTATTTAAATTAACACTAGCAATAGTCTGCCTTAAATCTTCAAACGTATTCCTATATTGAAACTGTTGCTGAATAAAAGCTTCTTTAAGCTGTGTTTGTTCAGAATCAAAAGCAAGTTCTGCAGCTTGAGCATTCAGACCTAGCTGAGCCTTTCCAATGGTTAAACTTTTTTCGTACTCTTTTAGAGATTGAAGGTACTGATAATCTTGGATCTCATTACCACGTTTCCAATTTTGCAATTGGGTTTCGTAGTTAAAATCACGCATTGCGTAATAATTTTCCTGATCAGTTTCGAATACCTTTTCGTTATATTCGTTTGTGCTGTCAGCAATTTCTTCTTGCAGTCTTCTTTGCTCTTTTTCTGCTTCTTTAGCCTTCTTATTATTTGAACTGGCTTGCTGGGAGCCCATGATACCGCCCAAAATTGACGCACCACCACTAACGATGCCCGCGATTTCACCAATAATATTCATCTCCAGACCAGATACAGCTAGCTGTCCGTCTAGGAGGTTATTAACTTTCGGATTAAACATTAAGCCCTCCTATAGAAGCGTGGAGAATAAACACCTTCCCACATCATTGACACCAACGATACAGGATATGGAAAATTACTTGTCACTTTAAATTCAAAATTAGTATTACGTTGATGAACAGGTACAATAAATTGTCGTTCAGATTTTACTGGATTACTGTCAGCATTATAATAATCACCGTCAGTTGTGTGTTCTACATTTTTCCACTCATTAGATCCATCAGCTTTTACTTTAAACTCAACAGCACCAGTTCTTCCGACAGAGAATTTAACCCTGGAAATAGTTAAGGTCGCAGTAAAATCAGTTTCATTAGGTTTAGGTCGATAGTAAAATTTAGGAAGTGTTACTTCAAAATCATACCCATAACCAACGATAATACCGTCATCATAACCTGTAAAATTACCCTTAACTTCAAAGTAACGGTGACCTGTTCCACTTTCTGTACGTTCCTCTGCTGTAGCATAATAACCAGCGTCAGCATCAATTACCGCATCTGTACCTACATCTGCCGTAGGAACACTTAGCAGCATGATACCTTGCTTACCGCTGATAGGTGTGTAAGGTACATAGATTTTTGTGAAATCATGAGCTGCATCATACACCACTGGATCAACACCTACGGCGGGGCTGACAGGGCGTACAGCCATGTCTAGGCATGGATTGCCTGACATACCAGTTGCGGTCGCTACAACGTCTCCTGTAGGGATCTGGTCAAGTACAACTTTACCAAGTGTGTATTCATCTTCATGTTGAGATACAATGATAACATCATCATCAATAATATCTACAGCCTGAATAGTAGCAGGTAGTTCCCACTTAACCCATGCTTGGAAAAGATCTTCCTGACCGTTATTATAATACCTATAAATATAAATGTAAGATGAAGATCTATCCGCCAACATAATGACAGAGTTTTGCGCACTAACGGCTAGACTATCTACAGTATCAGGAATCCATTCAAGTACAACTTTACTGATGTCAACTACAACAGGACTTTGTTCAATCTCCCGTAGCTGCATACTAAACAGTTTAGAGTAACCAGGCACTCTGTTTACAAAAGCAGCTGTAGTACCAACATCTACAGGAGGAATTGTTGGGTCCATTTCATAATTAGAAAGAGACCTAATAACAGCTGTTTTAGGAGTTAAAGTAGTAGTACTAGCTGAATATACTTGAAACTGTTGCCTAGCACTGAACAGCATAAGACCTTGTGGAGTAGGTAATACATCAGTCAAAACGACTGGTCTAATACTGGCTACGTTAAGATCGATAGGATCTGAATCAACTTGAGTTAAGGCAGATTTTACAAAGAAGTTAAATGAATCATTTGCTACACCAAAGAATGCATTATCTTCTGAAAGCAGACCAAATCTGTTGTTATAGAAAAATGTTGCAGTAATTTTTTTACCAATAAAAGATGGGATAGGGCTGCTAGTGTCATCACCAGTTGCCCGTGCTACCCAACTGGTAGGTCCAAAAGTAAATGTAGTAGGACCAGTGTTTGCCAGTTGATGCGGCATTGTAGCTGCATTTAAACCAGGCGATACATCACGCGCAAGGGTCTCTTGCCAATAACCACGCCCTCTGTTTATTGAAGTGTTAAGTGCTACAAATTTAACATAGTAATCATCTTCAGCAGAATCAGTGTTAATAATTTTTACTGTATGACCACCAAAAGACTCTTGAGGCAGCTTATCAGCTGAGTCGACTTGATCTTCAAATACTTCTAAAGCAACATTACTGAGACCACCTCTAGCATCGATGTCAAAAGCTAAAGGTGTACCACCAGGTGTGCTATAATTAGTAACAACACCATCAGCCTCATTAGTTCTACGAATGTTGATGCTGTTATTAAAACCTTCTACATACCACCTACCATCAAAATCAGAGTTATTAGCAGTTTGCTGTGTCTGGATAAGGTTAATAATACCATCAATCAAATGGTGAGTGTTTTGGATTTCTGATGAAGGGCTGGTCTTTCGAATCAGCATATCATCAAAAGTTGTGGTATTTTGAGCTGTTACTGTTACCGACTCATTTTGAATAGTAACCGTAAACTCATCATCCTCTTGAAGTGAAAGGAGTTTTAGCGTAGCTTGAGATTTTGCAACAAATGTATTATTTGCTTGCATTGCAGCTGTAACAGTTTTATTGGTAATAACTGTCACATCTTGTACACTACGGAAATGGTAATCAGATTGACCAGATCCGGTAAGGTAAGATGTACCAGTGTTAGTTACTGTACAAAAGGTGCCATCATCTTTAGTCCATACAAAAATGTCAGTACCTTTAACTGCACCAATATAAGAACCAGCTTCATCTCGATCAATAAAAAACCAAGCGGCATCAGCTAGTTCTGATTTAGTAAATGCAGTACCATCTGCTTTTTTAAGTACGTTAACATGCTCCATACCAGGTCTTTTTAGCAGACCGTAAGTAGGATCAGGGTACCCATTTTCACACTCAGTAACCTGATTAACTATTTTTTTGTCATCATTTTGGCGGGACACACCACCAAGAAAATTAGGAATTGTTTGAGTTACTGCAGGCATTAGCGTTGAAGGGTATGGAACGGCTTATATGGTCGGTAGAAATTACCATGACTAGGAGATCCAAAGAAAGTATAATCACCTTGATTGCACTCATACTCCAAAGCTTGAGAGCGTGTAATGGCTTCTTTTTGCTGCAAGATTTGATATTGATTTGAATCACCAATAATACGGCTAGATACAACAGCTGCAGCACGAGCAACAATATGTGCCTGGATAGGTGCAGGGATACTTTCCCAATCAAAGTACCACACAATATCTACATAGACAGTCTCTGCTGTCCACTTATAACTATGTGCTTTTTTGTCGTAAAGTTTACCTCCACGGAAAACTGCATCTTTTTCAATGTTCTCAGTATAACCTCCATTCAGGTCCATCTGTAAAACATCGTCTGGAATTCTGATTTCATTATTAGAATCAGGTGTAATTTTATAATCAAATTCAGTGTTATATGACCAGCCTTCTGCCTGTACTTCACGTGACACTTCTCTCAGGGTGTTGAGTGCAATCGCAACGTCCGGGTTGGTTTGAGTTTCAACTCTAGTTGTAACTTTGTTTTGTGTCAGTGCTTGTGATGCAATGGTCTGTGAGATGTTAATTGTATAGTTATACGTCTCAGGCGTAGTACCTTGTGCAACACCAGCAACTGCAATAGAGGTACCAGTAGCTACACCAACACCACCAATATATGTGCCAACAGGGATGTCAGCAGTTTCAGTAGTTAGAGTAGTACCAGAAATAGAACCAGTAAAACGGTCTACCTCATTAATTACAATAGTTTCTTCAGTTGTCAACGTAGTAACAGGAGCCTGACCAACTGACGCCAGGATCTGATTAACGGCTTTAAGTTCAGTGGAGCCAGTAGTTAGGTAAGGCATAATTGATAATGAGTATTATTCTCAATAAGGAATTAAAAAAAAGGAGCCTCCGAAGAGACTCCCGTATAATAAAAACCCTATCAGGCGTTAGCAGGATAGGTAGTACCGAAGGCAGTGCCAGCGGTGCTAGTAGCGTGCAGCTCAACTGCACAAGCAGGGTTCAGGAAGTCAGCGCCCATGGCGAGACGACCCAGGATCACATCACCCTGGTAGATGGTAGACACATCGCCACTGGTGACTTGCACCTGAGGAGCGATAGCTTCAACACAACCAGCAGCTTCACGTTGGAAGATCAGACCACAGGAAGTATCGAAGGCAGCTTGACCACCGTAGTTGTTGTTGAGACCGGAGACAGAAGATTCACCAGCTTCAAACTCGGTGTCGCTACCAACGAAGTCGCCAGTGTTGCCAGGGTTGGCAGGACCACCACTGACGTCGTACTTGACACCATAGTTACCCATGAACGGAATGTTCATAGACTTGTAGATCTTAATACCGGCAATCTCGATGATGCCGTTGCCGCCTTGCAGGGCAGTGCCTTGCTCGTCGCGGTTCACAAGACCATTAGATCCAACAGCTTGGATCAGTTCATAATACTGACGGGGGTTAAGGACACCCACACGTCCGTCTTGGCTCACTCCCTTCTCATCCAGAGCAGCAGCAGCATCATAGAATGCAGCAACCAGCTTAGCAGAATCGAAAGCGTCAGACAGAGCACCAGTACCGGTACCGACTTGAATCTGAGTACCACCAGGCTCTTCCATGCTCACCAGGCTGCCACCAGTTCCAACGGATTGAACCGGAGAAGCTTGACGTGCACCTTTAGCGATAGCGCGGAAGATAAGGCGGTCATATTTTTCAGCCAAAGCATAACCGATCTTACGAGAAATCTCCGAGCGCATATCATAATGCGACAGAACTTCATCGAGATCATACAAGAATGCACTGGAGATCAGCAGGTCATCAACCGTGATGGTTTTCTCCGCCACGGGAGGACGACCGTTGGAATCACCAAGGATGCTGTTACCAGGAGTATGGTACTCAGCCGTGGTGCGACCAGTGTAGATAAATTGAAGAGACTTACCATTGGTCAGCGTACGACGCATAACCAGGTCACGAGCGATCGTGTTATTCTGGAAGCCTTTGAACATCTCTCCAGAGAAGAGTTTCAAATACAGGGCGCGGGCGTCACCCGTACCATTATTTTGACCAACCCGCGTAAGTTGTGCGGGGTTAACAGAAGATTGCATTTTAAAAATAAAAATTATTTAGACAAGCTTCAAACGTTTGAAAAAATTTTTGTGGTCTATTCCCACCGTCTAGACGGCTAGAGGTATCGGCGTACCGGCTCTAACCAATGACTGGGAGGGGAGTCGAACCCCTCCTACACCATCAGTCGATCTCTTTATACACTACACCACGGTAGCGGAGAGCATCAGTGTGATAGCGCTCTGCACGCTTTTTCTGTGATGCAAGGAAACGAATGAGATTGATAGACATAGTTCGTACAAGGTAAACCTAAGCCCCGTTCCATGCTTAGGCAGTCATGCGTCTATAGTTGACTCTAGAACCATGCGAGTAAATTGTGTCTCCAGAAAGTTAATGTCTTCCTGTTCTTGCGGATGACCACCAGGCCATTGTTTTTTGTATAGCCTTAGTGCATCACGGATAATTCGAGCACCATTATCGCACACTTGAATGTCAAACATAGATGAACGTACGAATAAACTACTTGTTATTATAACCGCGCATAAACTCAATAGCCTGATTGGTTTTTTGAGTGCGCTGTTTTAGTTTTTGAAAAAGCCCAACATGACTAGGCATCTGCTTGGGCTTGTTCTCTTTTTTTGGCTTTGTCATTGTATTAACCAATAGTAGGAGCTGTCAAAGCAACAGGAGTTGTCTCAGCTGCTGCAAGATCAAGCGGGAAGTTGTGGGCATTGCGTTCATGCATGACTTCCATACCAAGACCAGCTCGGTTGAGGATGTCTGCCCACGTGTTAATTACATGACCGTTGTGTACAATTGATTGGTTAAAGTTGAAACCATTCAAGTTGAAAGCCATGGTAGAAACACCAAGAGCAGTAAACCAGATACCAACAACAGGCCAGGCTGCCAGAAAGAAGTGGAGACTACGGCTATTGTTAAAAGAAGCGTACTGAAAAATAAGACGACCAAAGTAGCCATGAGCTGCAACGATGTTGTAGGTCTCTTCCTCTTGTCCAAACTTGTAGCCATAGTTCTGACTCACTTCCTCAGTCGTTTCACGGATGAGTGAAGATGTGACGAGAGAGCCGTGCATGGCGCTGAACAGAGATCCCCCAAACACACCAGCAACCCCCAACATGTGGAATGGGTGCATGAGGATATTATGTTCTGCCTGAAAGACAAACATATAGTTAAAGGTGCCGGAAATGCCAAGAGGCATAGCATCGGAAAAAGATCCTTGACCAAAGGGGTATACCAGAAATACTGCAGAGGCTGCGGCAACAGGTGCACTGTATGCCACAAAGATCCAGGGACGCATACCTAGTCGATAGCTAAGTTCCCACTCTCGTCCCATGTAAGAATAGATACCAATGAGGAAGTGGAAAACGACAAGTTGGAATGGACCCCCGTTGTAGAGCCATTCATCAAGTGTAGCAGCT